CTACTTTCGTGTAATTGCTATTGGTCTAATTTGTTCTTTATTTAGAGTGAATCCTCTACCGAAAAGTTTTACGCCTACATCTTGAAGTTTAGAGTTTGTTTTTGCTGTAACTACAATTTCTTCCCCTTCAAATTTGAAGGCTGCTGCAACACCCTCGATATGCTTTTCATCACCAATAGTATTCCTTTTCAATAGGTGTATATCTTTCTCTAAAAGCTCTGATTTTATCACCTTGAAATTATCACGAATTCTGTTTAGGTAGCAGTCGTTGCTTACGTATTTTTTAGCCCTGCTGTGTGATGTTTCATGGGTATCAATATACCCACCAGTAACCAAAACTTCAGGGCAATCTTCACTTGGTTCTGTGTATGTGTACCACACCCTATAGTAATTCATACTCACCTCTATTTTGATGTAAATGTTTTACGGTATTCTAGATACTTGGTAATGAATTTATCATCAAAGCCAGATACCCAACCACAGCCACATTCAAATTGTTTACCGTTAAATTTTGTTCTTGGCATGCCTCGACTACATTTATCGTCACCACAATAAGGCGAGTAGTTTGGCCTGCTCATTAAGTTACTTCTCACTATGCTCATATCAGCCTGCTTTAATGGAATCGCTAGTAAGCGATTTGATCCATTTCCTTAATTCAATCATTTGCCACTGATAACACATAGATTCAGCATAAATATAAAGCGGGGCGTAATCGTGTTGTTTACGGTCAATGAACTGTTGTGCTCCAACCTCAGTTAAAGATGCTTTAACAAAATGTTTTTTCTTTAGGTAATACCCTTTGAATACGCCATTTGGTAATTCATCACAATCTAGATCATCTTCCGTAAAATCCTCGAAATCATCACTTTCCAAATCAACGACGGCATTTAATACAAAGTCATGATGGTAATCATCAAGAAATGCTTTTAATTCTTCAAAATCGCCTATTACTCCGTCCTCGCCAATATACTCATAACCTTCGGCATAATCTTCGGACGTTGGTACTTTTTCATCGTAATAAACACAGAACAAAGGATCTGCGGTCATTCGGTTGTCCTGAGTATTTAGCTGCTCAGACATTTCTAGTAAAAATTTTGGGGTTTCCATTCCTTCACCTTTTTGATAAAAGTTTTTAGTTGATAGCTATCAAGCGGCCTAAGCCGCATTAGCTGTTAGTGAATCAACAAAGGTTTCAATTTCACTTTGGCGGTATTTGTTTGTACCACCAAGCTTGATCGCTTTAGGGAAGTCAGGGTTGTTTTTGCCCCAGTTATATAAAGTGCGATCTGTTATGCAAAAAAGGTCGCAGACTTGCTTAGTGGTTAATAGTTGTAGTTGTATTGCTGACATTATGCTACTTCCTCATACTGTTAATTTTATTAGTTAACTTATTTACGCACGTTGTACATATTGCATCAGCGCATTCGTGACCAGTTGCGGTTGTTTCAGTGTCAGATTCAAAGATGTCGACATTGAATTTTCTACCGCGCTGAACTTCTTTTTTGCAGAGCTCACAGATGAATTTAAATTTCATTACGCAGCTTCCTCGTTTTGCTCATCTAAAATCAATTGACCCATTTCTCTTAAGTCATTGCGAGGAACGATGTCGTCAATTGGTCGGCCTTTGTATGAAGGATCAAATATAACTATGGCCATACCGCCACGGCTTGAGCTAGGTTGTCCACCTTCAGGATCTTGCTTGTACCATTCAGGAACATCAAAACTAACTCGACCACCTACTAACTTATAGACAGCACTTGCAGGGTATTCAGATAAACGATGAGGAAACCAATCAGCTTCAATATTACTTGGTACAAAAAATACAGAATGGAATCCTAGTTTCATTTCCATGTAGGCTTTTTTCATTATTGAGTTTAAGCCGGTGCACGTAGTGCCATCAGCTAACTTTCCTTTAAAAGCTTTGCTAAATGGAGGGTTGGCAAAGCCAATAGGAGCAACGCCTTGCTCTTTACAGTATTTGCCCCAGTCTTGTTCTATTGCATTTTCTTTCGCAGTAAAAAATAATGGCGCTTTGCTGTTAATGGTCCCATCAGTAAATAAGTCGATAGAGAAACTTTTAGCCGGGCAAAACATTTGTTGAAGTCCTAAGAACTCAAGATCAGGAGTTCTCCATTCGTCTTGTACGTCTTCTGCTCGATGTGTGCGCTTTAATTTTGAGTCGAGTAATCTTTGAATATAATCAGCCATTATTTACACTCCAACAATTTAATGTCTTCTGCATGGACAACGTTGCCATTACGCTGAAATTTTCGAAGTAATGTACCAATTAATTCCATTGTTTCTTTTTTCGGTTTTATGCCTGTTTTTGGGGTTGGTGCTCTGGCAGGTTCGCCATCTTCATTAAGCATATAAAGAGCGCCAATACCTTCATCAGTCATGTACCAGACAGGCACTTGTTTTACTGCAGACTCACCTAGTCCTGTTTCACAAAGCAAAGGGTATACAGCTAAATTGTCACCATTTTTACTGTAAACTTTAGTGTAATCCAACTCGTCAATTTGACGGTTTTTAGCAGCGATTTCCTTGTCTTTATTGGCCAAGTCGTGACGATAATTTTTAATTTCAAGTTTGAATTGTGTTTCAGCTGCTTGATGTTTTTTGATTGTTTCTTGGTAACCTTTACGTTGCTCACGTATTTGTTTAGGTGTGCCAATTTCTTTATAACGAGCAAGAAGGTCATTCGCATCATTTAAGCTGTTTTGGGCTTGCTGCTCTTGTCGCAATGCTTGGTCAAGCTGTTGCATGTGCTTTTCTGCATTAGCGCGAACCATTTCCGCTTTCTTGTTAAAATCTTTTTCTTTTGCTTCATCACGTTTTCTCGCAGCTAATAACTGTTCGTTTTCATTAATAACGGTATCTATACGACCTGTTAATGTTTTGACTTGTAGTTTTAAAAATGAATTTTCTTCACTGACATTGGTTGCTGATTGCGATAACTGTTGCACATTTTCATTGTCAGCATGGTAAGAAGCAATAAGTTGTTCTATTGCTTGCTCTAAAGGTAAAGCTTGTTCTGTTTGTTGTTCTGCTAATTGAGTGTTCATATCTTCCACCAAAGATTTATGGCGCCATCATCGACAGCGCTGAATTAATTTATATTAAGCTGCTGCTAAAACTTCTCTGGCACCATTGTTACCAGGTGAAGTTACGACCTTGTTATTCTCAAGTAACTCAACAATGCGAGCTGCTCGGTTGTAACCAATACGGAACTTACGTTGAATGCTAGACACCGATACTCTTCGGGTTTCAATGACGAATGCTTTAGCTTCATCATATAGAGAGTCTACTTCGTCAGTACTTTCTACAGCTTGTAACTTAACTTCTTCTTTTGAACCATCAAGATAGTCAGTGGTTTTAAGGCTAAACTCTGCTAACAAGTCAATGATGAAGCGATTCAATTCACCGGCCATTAATACAAAATCAGCATCTAACTTGGCTAATACATCATCACTATCAATATCATCGTTTTGCTCATGGATTACATCGAAGAACTTAAGGCGTTTAATTGATAAATCATCGTTAAGTACAAAGGAAAGCGACTCGTCCCACTCAAGGGCGATTTTGGAAACGTATTTATCTGCATCTAAATGCGCTTTAACTTCATCACCCATCAAATCTTGATTTTTAACTCGAGCGATAGCACCATCATCACCAAGAGCATTGAACTCTGCTTCCATGCCTAAAGTAAACTTACCGCTTAAGCTTTTTTCGTTAAGCCAGTCAGTCATGGTTTCATCTGCTGTCACATCAGGATCAAAGCTTGTTACAGGTAATGTACCTAGTGCTTTTCGTAGTAGGGCCAATAAGTCTTCAGCTTTACCGCGGCTACTTGAGTTAACAACGATGATATTATTTTCAGGGCAAATGTAGGCATGAGTATCAGTTATGCGAGAAAATGCTCGAGGTAAAAGTTCAAAGATAATGTCCTCTTTAAATTGCTCCTTTTCTTTTTTGGTTGCGCTACGGCCTTGTTCTACTTCAAGCAGTTCAATTTTCGCTTCAACCATATCTTTGATTACTGGGGCAGGGAGCATCTTCTCTTCTTTGCGAGCACAGATAAGTAAGTTGCCATTACCTTGATGAACAGAGCTTGAGCCATGTTTACCTAGCGCATTAGTCCAGCCAAAATGCGATATTTCAGTAGAACCACAAGGAGTAAATAAGCACTCAGACAAATGCTGTTCAAGCTGCTCTTGTGTCCAAGTGAACGGACGAGTAAATGCGAAAATAAATAAGTTGTTAAACCACATAGTTATTACCTTTTTAATGTTGGGGCTACGCCGCCAGTTGCTTTGTTTCTTGATTTATTGGCACCCATTGCATTAATGGTTTACCGGTTGTTTTGCTAATTACGACCTTGAGGTCAGCGTTTAATTTGTTGGCTTTTTTCATCATGACCAAGTCAGAAAAGTTGTGAGTATCTTTAAGCATTATGGTTAGTGCTTCTTTAGCGATGTAAGGAGTACTAAACTCATGAGTGCAGCGCTTAACGTTCATATCGATAAATTCTTGCTCTACATGCTTATCAATGATGATTTGCTTCTCACTTTGAGTGGCATTAACAGCTTCTTTCAATTCTTTGCTGACAACCGTGTTTTTATTTAACATCCACTTACTCACTGTTTTTTTTGCTAAAACTCTGCTTTTGCCATAAATAGAAAACATAATTCAAACCTCAAATGTGGCGACTGCTGCCGGAGTAACAGCAGCCGCCTGGTGGAAGAGTTATTTTGCTTAACTTGATATATTTCATTACGCAGCATCCTTATCTTGGAATTCAACTTCACCAATTAACTGATTCGCTGTATCGATTGCAGCACCAATTAATTCCTCGGCGCTTTCATCAAAAACACTAAACATAACGTCAGTTACTGGTTTAGGCTGCTTTCCGCTCAAATACATTTGCTCTGAGCAATTAGGGGTAACTCTGATTGTCACCAGCTTAATGTGACCAAAAACGGTGACGGTTATGTCAACAATGTTTGCTGGTGCTTCAATTGATAAAGCGTTCAACTCTGCCAATAAAAGCATGGTTTTTTTTGTCGCTTTAGCCATTAGTGAGCTCCTTTCATTGCTTGTTCTGCAGGAGTCACCACGTATATATGTGTTAACAACGCGTTAAGCTTAAGGTTGGCTGTTTGACTGTTTAAATCGATTGTGCGATTAATGTCGCTTTCTAATGCAACACAACAAAACAAATCACCATGAAAGGCTGTACTAATTTTGATTCCTGCCCGTTTTGCGGCAGCGGTAGCGCTGGATATCTTGTCTAGGGTAGTATTTACGTTTGCTGTAGATGAAACCATGTTATACTCCGTTTGTTTGTGACAGCTCATTGAGCTATCGGTTAATGGCCGCTACTTCCACCAAAGATGCGCGGCCTTTTTCTTTAATGGCGTTCTGCCATTGCTAAATTCTTTTGACTTGCTATGCCGCTAACGAGTAGACGAAGTTCTGTCTTAGCACTTAAATCATCTGTTAATATTCTTTCTATAAGAGTTGAAACTAATACACGTTCATCTTTCATTGCTTGATCAACCGCTTCATGAAGTTCAACCTCGCCATTGCTAAAGTCAGCAACACCTTTGATAAAAAGCTCACATACAGCATTTTCATTAAGCGCTGCATTGCTATATACCTGCTTGCCTGTATTAACGTGGTTTGCGATTTGACTAGTCACTATATCCATTCCTATCTCGCCGTGTGTTTTTAGTAATAAGTTCTTTATATTCAGATACTAAGTAATAAACCTCTAATAACTGCCTATATTTTCGTCTTTCTCTGTAATGACTTGTAATGGTGCTTTTTCATGTTTTACTGTATTTATGTCCTGAAATACCAAACGTGATTTGTTAGCTTAAAAGCCTACGTTTCATTTAGCGCTCTTATCAATGCATCTGCCGTGTAAACAGCGTCTTTAGCCATGGAGTCGTAAGAAACTTGGTGACCAAAAAAACGTTTACTTTGAACTTCTGGTAATAATATTTTTAATGCTTCTAGTGCCATTTGCTCACGCTTATTTAGTGTTTGAGTAGGGCTCGTATCTTTAATCATGTTTAATCCATCAATCAAGGTATGCATGTAAATATACAAACAGATTTGTATTTTGTCAAAGGGAAAAGTGCATTTACTTGTATTTTTTGTTTGTCTGCTTGTTTTTATGTTAATATTAGTTGCATTTTTTAACAAAAAAAGGAAAAATATTGTGAGTACAATTAGTAATGTAAGTAATAATCAATTACAAAATGCGGTTTCAGTTAATAAAGAAGCTGCGCCCGTGGTCGATAACTCGGGTAACACCCCAGTTGAGAGTGCTAAACCTATTAGTTCATCTAACCTGGTTGATACGGTTGAGATTAGTCAGGAAGCGAAAGAAAAACTGAAAGAGGAGCCCGTAGCCAGCATTCAAACTGGTGGCGATGGAGTTGAACCTAAATAGTATTTCTATGTAGGCAATGTTAAGGGGTCGAGAGCCCCTTATTTAAAAGGATTTAATTTGTGTTTGATATTTCTCAATACTATGAGAACTTTGTTTTACTTGGTGTTTATGTTGTCTATATAAATATTTTTTGCGCTGTAGGTGTAATTTACTCTAGTCGCAGAATTAACAGTGCTTTGATAACCCTTTTGGTTATTGTTTTATTCAATTTAATCATGAAGTATGCCCAGTCTGAAATGACTCCTATGTTTGATACACACAAGGAGCTGATTAGGCATTTGTGGTACTTAATATTTGCCACATGCTGGTTATCTAGTGTTTATGTAATGAATAAAATACATGAATTATCAGATGTTGAATTAGGGAAATTCGCGAAAACGGTTATGTTTGCTAATTTATCTATTGGCATGCTTACACTTATTAAATATATTTTCAGAATGCATTTAGAAATCGATTCCCCAATCATCAATGCTTTATATAGTTTTGGAATTAATATAATGAATGTAGCAATTGCTGCATTAAGCTTGGCTATTTCTGTTACCGCTTTGTGGTTAAATACTTCATTGTTCAAAAGGACTCGTTAGGATGTACAGTTATGTTTTTGGTGCGATCTCTATGCTTTTATTAGGCGTAGTGATCATATTATTCAATCGTATTTTTTCAAACAGCAACAATGATTTAAGTGACCGCAGAGAGGTGAAAAAAGCCAACAATAACGGGAAGGTTATAAGCCTTAACGCAACCTTAAAGAACGATATACTAACAGCAGCACTTGATATCAATTTTAGGCAGGAAAGGCTAAATGAAGAACTATTAAATGGCAGCTACTCTGAAAATATTGAGAATGCACTTTTGCAGTTGGAGTTTGATAGAAAGGAAAACATCAGGAGATCTGTAGATATAGGCCTGATCTCAGAGGATAAAGCAGCACAAGGCATCAATCAGCTTTCGAGTTAGTTGCTTTCTCGTCAAAGGCATCAAATCCAGATATTTGAAGATCCCCGCTAACTTCCATCAATATTGCCTTGGTCAGCACTCGTAGTACCAAGTCTTTATTTTTAATTAAAGAAAAGTCTCCTCCTTCTAATTCTCCTTGGTGCATCAATATATTCCTAACGGTGTTAACTGTTTTGTTCAATGCTTGTGGTAATACTTCTGATATATCTCCTAACGTATACCCGTCAGGCTCGTTTAAGTTGTTTTGAACAAGTGTTAATGGGCTGCTGGACTCTTCTCCTGACTTTAAATATACCAATGAAACACCAAGAGCCTGAGCAATTTCAGGCATCTTTAATGAGTCGGAGTTATTTCTCTCTATCGCACCAATTGATTGAGGCTTTATGCCTACAATGTTGGCAATATCTTCTTGTCTTAAGCCTTTAGCTTTTCTTAACCTTTTAAGTCTTTGGCCTAAGCTTTCAGTAATTTCAGTCATTTTGAACGCCAAGTTCATTTTTCCATTCCTTAATAATACAAACTCGCTTGTAATACTACAAACAAAACAAGTATATGTCAAAATACATGCAAACCGATATTATGGTTGACTAAATACAAATTAAAATGTATTTTTGTCGGTATATTTCTAAGGATTTTTAAAATGAAAAGTAAAAAATGCAGCTCGCCAAAGAATGTAGCTTTAAATAAAGCCGTTGAATTATTTAAATTTCAATCAACATTGGCGAAAGCTATTGGTGTTAAACAGCAAAATATATGGCACTGGTTAAACAAGACAGGCGTAGTTCCTGCTGAGTACGTTTTGAAAATAGAGGAAGCAACAAAAGATAAGGGGAAAATTGTTACTCGACACGAGCTTAGGCCAGACATATACCCAATCATAAGCCCAGATAATAGGCCTGTTAATTATAAAGACTCTCAAAACATAGGCGTTAACTAATGACCTCTAGCAATCAAAAGAAAAGCGCTAGTTCTTCATGTTGTCCGGTATATCAACAGAGCTCTCCTGAATTATTTTTGCTGCCCGAGCAAAGGACTGTGAAAGTTCAAGACATTGCTCTGCTGTCAACACATAGTTGTTTGTCGGAAGCGCGTCGTCTATGGCAGTCATTGCCGTTGGTAATATGTGAGGTTGAAACACAACTGATTGATAGGCAGAGATATATTTAATGTCCCAGCCAACTACTGGTAATAAAGCTATATCGTTTTTATTACTCATATTTTTCCTTCCTTTGGTTGTTAGTTTGTTTTCTTGGTCGTTGTACAGATTAACTGCCAAAGGTTTGGGATTCAATAAGTTAGCGGTTACACAAGTAACCACAGCAAGATAGGTAATTTAAAGATGGATGTAGTTGACCAAGCACAAAAACAAACAGATTTAGAATTAAGCCTGGCATTAAAGAATTTAAAGCGTGAGCCAGCACTTCCTGAAACGGGTGCCTGTAATTACTGTGATGCATTGGTAAGTAAGGGGCTTTTCTGCGATGCAGATTGCCGTGACGATTATGAAATGGAGCAAAGAAACAAATGAGAATAAATGTTAATGAAAACACCATTCTTAAAGCTGTTGGTGAAAGTCACCCGGTAAAATCTAGTTTTGCTAAGTTAGTGAAAGAAACAGGCATGGCGCGCAATGAAGTTACCGAGGTTGTGGACGGGCTGAAGAAAATTGGCTATGTAAACGTTACACCAGCCAATGAGATTTACTTAAAAGCTGATGGTCGTAAATATCTTGGTATTGATACTGTCAACAGTGAGGTTAAATATTCGTCTTCTGTTCAGAAAGAAGCCGCACCTATTAGTTTGGCCAAAGACTGTAATGTCTTAAGTAAAGACCTAGAACCAAAAGCCTTAGTTAACGGTGAAGAAAAGTCACTAACGCCAAAACGATCTGTTTTATCTTCTATCGATGAACTAGCTATGAAGCTAAATAAACCTGCTATCGAAATTGCTGATCGTGATTTAAAAGGCCAAGCCTTGGCTAAGTTAGCCGATCTGATGTCAGATGATATTGCTGAATTACTCTTAGATATTAAATCAGATCTAGAGCGAGCTGCTGCGTGATTTTATTTATATACGGGCTGTTTGGGTTTGTTTACTCAATCATCATGCCGCCTGTGTTCCATATTGGTACATGCAACACCAATGCAAGGGCGTTTAGCTGTAACAGTCCACCAAGTGAGGCTCAGCATGTTAGCAAGCTTTCACCGCTAGGTTTTGGGCTAAGTATGGGTAAGTTGCATGACGTTTAAGCCTCTTTTGTTGATAGTGTCAACGAAAGAGGTGTTCAATGATTTCTAGTTAAAACAGCTGTAGGTTACAGCAGAAGAAAAGAGTTAAAGGTGTCTGGTGTTTTACCACCAGACGGGCATAAAAAAACCGCTTCAATCCGACCAAAGATTTGAAAAGCGGTTCAATTACAACGGAGTTAGTATGACAAATTCAGCAAAGATAATCAACTTTCCACCTTCGAAAGAAAATGAAGAACAAGTTCAGGGGCGCGAGTACGTGAAAGCAGACACTGATAACGGTTATTATCGCGTGGCTAATGAATTGGGTTTGGCACTTTGTAAGGTGCATTTGAGCGATAGAGAGAGCCGTATTGTTCATGCCATTATGATTAAGACATTTGGTTGGCAAAAAGCAACTGATTGGATTTGTAACAGCCAGCTTTCAGAGTTAACTGATATTGGCGTTACTCACATATCAAACATTAAAAAAGCGCTTAAAGATAGATGTATCATAATTACTGAAGGTAAGAAAATAGGGATAAACCCTGTTGTTTCTGAGTGGACTTTACTTAAAAAAGAAGTAAACAAAAGTAACCTGCCTAGGTTAATTAAAACACCTAAACAGGTTAAGCCAACACCTAGGCAGGTTAAAAACACACCCCAAACAAGTGCACACAAAAGAAAAATACTTACTACAAAAGACACTATTACAACAGACATCGATAAAACACCGGTATCTCCTCGTCTTAAAAAACCAGAAGCGTTTAAGAAATTTTTTAAATCATACCCAGCACATCGAAAAGGCGGAACTGATGCGAGTGCTTGGAATGCTTGGAAGTCTGAAAAACTTACTGATGAAGATGCTCAAGCAGCATTTGATTGGTTAACCCTTGCAGCAAAACAAAATAATGATTGGGAAACTAACGCTAACGGTCAATTTGTTTTTGGTATTACAAACTTTATTCGCGATAGAAAATGGTTAACTCCCACACCAATGAAGCACACTAGCAGCAAGAACCTTAGTGTGGATGATCATAATCAAGAAGCAGTAGACCAATGGCTATCAGGTAATTTTTCACAACAAGCTGAGATTGAGGTAAATCCTAATGAACAATAATCAACGAGTTCAATTTTCTGAGTTGCTAACGGGCGCCTTAGCAGTGTTCAACCAAAAGACAATTCCATCAGTTATCAATATTTGGTGGAATGCTTTAGAAAAATATGATTTTAACGTGGTTGAGCAAGCTTTTGGCGCTCATATTGTGGACCCTGATGTAGGTCAGTTTGCACCTAAGCCAGCTAATATTATCCGAAACATTGAGGGCAGTAGAGAAACAAGGTCAATGCTAGCCTGGGCTAAAGTTCAAAAGGCTATTGGTTCTATTGGTGGTGGTTCGACTGTTTGTTTTGACGATAGGTATATTCATGCAACTATTGCTGATATGGGCGGCTGGACCAAACTCTGTAAGGTTGGAGAAGATGAATTGCCTTTTCGAGCAAAAGAGTTTGAAAAGCGCTATAACGCCCACAGCAAGCATGGCGTTTCTGAATTCCCTCGCAAGTTAATTGGGCATTATGAGGCTCAGAACCTAGCGCAAGGCTTTATGGAATTTATAAGCGCCCCTGTAACCATTGGGGATATAACTGAGTGCCGAAAAGTTTATAAATACGGTTCAGATAATATCAAATTGATTAACCAAGATCCTTTGTCATTGGTACATCACCCTAAAACACCATCGTTACCAGAAGTTCAGGGAGCTGCATAATGTTTGATTTATTTGTCATTTGGCTTACAGGTTTAGTTGTTGGTTTAATATTTGGCGGCTTTATAGCTCACTCGTTCTTCACGGCAATGAATATTAAATTACCTGGTGATGGCAATGTTGATGATCAGGGGGCTAAGTAGTTGTCACTCATTACGTTAAAGATCACTGATAGCGCTATTTCTGCCAATGCTGCATTACCTAGTGTTGCACGTATTAGGGATTCGCTTAATCCTCTTGTTCAGTTCAGATTTAGCAGTAATCGCGCAAAAGGTTATTGGTTTATTTATCACAAAAAATGGCAGAAAGTTGGTTCATGGCCTGAGAGCAAGACGCGTGATATTAGACAGGGTTTTAGTGTACTGATTAGTAAAATACGAGATAAGCAGGAGGCTAATATCATCAAAGATTGCTTTGGTAATGTTGGTGATTTACTTACCTGGTATGAAGAACGTAAAGCTGGTGATGCTTACTTAAGCCACCAACGTAAAAAGGATATTAAAAGCGCAGTGAATTGTCATTTAATTCCTTTGCTTGAAAGCGCTAATTTTGAGGATTTATCTCATTCCTATTTAGATACTCATTTTATATGGCCACTGCAAAAGAAGTTAGCGAAAGCAACCGTAGCAAAGTTATTTAGAACACTTAAAACGGCCGTATCTGAAGCGTGTAATCTCCATATGCTTGAGAGTAATCCGTTAGTCGGTATGAAAATTACTGACTTTGGTAATTTCATTAGCAGACCAAAGGGAACAGCTTTGCAACCTTATATGGTTCAAGCGCTACTTGATGAGTTAACTGAGCAAAAGCCAATAACCAAAGTGATTGTGATGATGATGATCACGTTAGGTACCCGTATTGGTGAAACTAGACAAGCCAAGTGGAAGAACTTCTATTTTGGTGATCAGTCAGTTTGGACCATTCCCTCGAGCGATACTAAAACCTCAGAAGCTCACACTATATATTTGCCTAAGTTGATCGCTGAATTTCTGCAGCATTGGAAGCAGTATCAAGAGAGTAAGCATTATAAAGGCAAGTTTGTATTTCCTAGTGTGACAGAAAAGGAGTGCGTGGGCTCAACAACTGCTTCAACGTTAATTAATGATTTTAGCGGTGGTGAATGGTTATCACATGACTTAAGAAAATGTGCACGAATTGCATGGGCAGAGCAGGGTACTGATTTTATGGTCGGTGAAAAAATGCTTAATCATAAATTGAATAAAATAGCTGAAGCGTACTTGGATACCAAGGTTAAAGATTTAAGACTTGAGGCATTAGAACGTCATGTTGAATGGCTTTTATCATTAAATAAAAACTGTTTTAACTTGGTCTAGGCTCGGTCTAGGTTGAATAGCAAAAAAAGCATTAATCGCGGTGTTTATGGTGTGTAGCTTAATTAGGTGTATCCATAGGCGGAATATTTTAAAAGGTCATTTTAGGTGATTTATGACTTCATTTATTAATGTTTCAAAGTTTAGCCCGAGCACACCAGGCGAATTAAAAGAGCAAAAATGGTACCGGTTGGATTGCTTAACTAAATACAAATTAGCTAATGAGCATGATTCAAAAAAGCTCAGAGATTGGTTTAATCAGCAAGATGAAGAGTGGCGATTAACACGCCAAAAGTTATTTAACGAACGATTAGTTAATAAGGGTAATAATGTTTATTTGCGATATTGATGGCTGCATTTTTGATAATACTCACCGTGTTGATTTGATACCAACGAACAAACATAGTGCAGCTGCATGGGATGAGTTCAATAAAGCGTGTGCTAGTGATTCACCAATAACCCCAAGGATCAACTTTGTGAAGCATCACGCCAAAATGCTAAATGATGAACAATACAGAAAAATAACCTTTATTACTGCTCGTGGTGAAAATGCTCGAGCAGAAACACTTGTTCAGCTGCAGAAGCATTTCTTTAATTTTAACTATGATCTGATCATGAGGCCAATGAATGACAATAGAAGTACTGTTCATTTTAAACGTGATGCATTTTATAAGTTAAGCGATCAGATGAGTGATCGTTCGCTGATTATTGATGATAACCCTGAGATTATAAAAATGGTTGCTACTAACTTTCCCTTGGTAAGCCGGTTACTAGTTGAAAGCTTTGATTGTACATTACCTGGTAGTAGCAGAGAGGTATGTATTTAATGGTTAGGGGCGGTGCGCTACTTAAATTGGCAAGAGAAGCCAGAGGAATGACTCAAGAAGATGTTGCTTTTGCACATGGTCCTTCTATCAAAACAATTTCGCGATGGGAAAGTTGTAAAACGCCAGTGCCATTTGATGATGTCATTTGGATCATAACTGATGTTTTTAAAATGACATTAGTTGAAGCTATGGAGTTAGTCACCAATGAGAACAATTAAAGACGTTCAAAGTGATCTGAAGCAATGGGGTAATTTTTGGGCTCGTCAAGAAGAGGGTCAAGGTTTTGCTAGTAAATCAAATGTACAAGCTATCAAAGAAGCGTGTGAAGTAGGCTGTGCTAGTTCGAGTACTTTACACTTATTTAATGGCTCAGACAGTATTCATGTTCCAGATCATATCGAGGTGATCGACAATAGCTTGAAAAGGTTGAGCCATAAGTGCAAAACAGCTATTCGTCAGCGTTATATTAATAAAGGTCAGATACTTTATTTTAGTGATGCTAAGACGTTTTTATTTTGGATTAAAAAAGCAGAGAGAGAGTTGTTATAGGCCAGAAAGCAAAAAAGCCACCTCGTGGTGACTTTTTATGCGTTGAATTGTAATTAATAGTTTAAGATTAATTACTTCCTCCACCGCCAATTGAACATTTTAATAAATTCATAATTATCCCTATCTTATTTTGTTTTGTTTTGTTTTGTTGCTTTGTTTTAAATTAATTAATGTCTTTATACATACTATGTCGGCTAAAACCAAATATCTATTAGAAAATTGTTAAGGTTTTACTTCAAATGTTACTTTTTGTTACCGTTCCACCATAGTACCACAGATTGAAAAGGGAATATACCGTGAGGTAATGTCCACATATTAGGTCCTTTTTTCTCCATTTTATGAGAATTATTAGCTTTACAATGTATGTCGAAGTGCTTGGGTGCTCTTACGCATATTGTTATGCCATCTGAAGGTATTCTAGAAGCCCAAACCTCCTGATCAATCGTTCTTTTTGCTGTCACTCCGTGCATTTCTACAAAAGCATGAGATTCAGGCTTAAGCTCCAACTCAACTTTTACATGGCAATCACCATGATGGTTTGGTTTTTTAGCCTCAGCAACTTTTTGAATGCCATTGATTTTAAAGCTACTTATCTCTGTTATTTTTGTATATTCTTCCTCGACAGGAACTTCTATTTCAAAGTATAGATCAATTTTTACCGGTTCATTTAATAAATTTCTGATGTTGTAGCTTGAGTATATCTCTACTGCGTAATGATCATTACCTATTATTCCGTCTTTTTCAGCATCCTCAAACTCCCTGATAGTATAATCGATTAAATAGTCGGTTCGCTCACAGGTTCCCCTTAACAAACATCTTTCGAATTCAGTGAATGTGCTTTCAGGGATATATTTTCGATAAACAGCCTCTAGAATATCCTGCCCCGTTTTTTGTTCCTCAAGCTCCTTTCTTTTATGTGAAAGAAACTCAATAGTGAAGGCCAAAAATACAGCAACACAAAGAGCTATACCAATCTCTTTTAATACAATGAATATCAAGTTTGGTTGCGTAATGCTAACCGTTACATTTTTAATATCACCTTCAGTAGTGATAAAGTTTGGAGGAGGTAGGTTGTAATAGTAGAGAAAAATTAAAAAACACCCGGTTACCAAAAAACCTAAATACCATAAGGTAGAGAACCTTTTGAATAGATTTTCCATTTGTTGTTGCTTTTGCACTGACAGTATCCCTTTCTGTTTGTTGATAAAAGCACATTGTAACTCAATTGTTTTCATAATAGGACAGATTAGTCCTTTTTAAACTCTTAAAAAAGCGTATGATTTTGCTATTGTTGTTAAAGCCCCGTCAGAAATGTTGGGGCTTTTTTGTTTGTAGCGAACAATGCTACTTATACATGCTTGCCCTATCGTTTGATGGGGCTTTTTTATTTCAGGGGTTTGATAATGATGAACTTAATTGAGCAGTTAAAGCGGCACGAAGGTTTTCGCTCTGATTATTATCAGTGCTCTGCCGATAAAAAAACGATCGGTTATGGACGTAATGTTGATAACAATCCTTTTTCGTCAGAAGAGTTAAAAATGCTTGGCCGTGATGTGTTCACAGTTGAGCCAATGACAGAAGATGAAGCCGAGCAGTTATTACTCAATGACGTAAATGGAGTGGTAAGCAATATTGATGGTCACTTACCGTGGGTTCTGTTGGGTTCTGCAAGGCAGGCTGTTTGTGTAAACATGGCTTTTAATTTAGGTGTTGTAGGCTTTCTGAAATTCAAAAACATGATTACTGCTATCAATGACTGCTATTACGAAAAAGCAGCTGTGGAAATGCTTGATAGTCGATGGGCCAAGCAGGTTGGTGGTCGCTCTGAAGAGCTAGCTATACAAATGAATCTGGGCACCTGGCAATGAACTTATTAAGTATCTTAGGGAAAGTTGGCGGTTCAATACTTGCTGATGTTATACCTGGTGGCAATGCTATTTTAAAAGTGGTGAATGGTTTCTTGTCAGATGAAGATAAGTTACCCGAAAAAGCTACTGGCGCGGATATTCAAAGTTCAATATCTAAAATGAACCCACAGTCTCAAGCTGAACTATTAGATAAGCAATTTGACGTTAAAATAACCGAGATAAAAGAGCATACCAAAGTAATAACCGCACTAGGTGAAGTAGACAAGACAGGTAACTCTACAAGGCCTTTCATTGCTTTGTTGATGGCTTGGGTTGTTTCGTTCGCTATCGTTGGCTTGGTTGTCATGCTTGGCGTTGCTATTAATGGAAAAGACACGGCCACTGTTAAGGCTATTGGTGATAACTGGCCGTTAGTTGCTGCGCTGTTAGGCATTCCTTCAGGGTTACTTAATTCTTATTTTGGCAAACGTACTAAAGAGAAACAGCAGAAGTATCAAGCGCTGACAAATACTGCACCAACTTCTACATTGTCAGGTATTGTAAATTTATTGAGGCCTAAGTGATGGATGCATACCAAATAGCAGTACTCGTTTTAGCCGCAATGAATGCTATAGCTGTACCGTTGGCGCGTGATATATACCGTAGGCTTGAGGTAATAAACAAGGAGTTTTCTGCATATCAGCTCCATGTTGCCGAGAAGTATGTAACAAACGATCAATTAGAAAAACACTTTGAGCGCATCGAGAAAAGCATTGATGAACTAAAAGTGCTGATTAAAAGCTAATGCCAGCTGCAACCCCTAAACGCTGCCGACAAAGATCATGCGGCAGGACAACCGTTGAACGTCATGGGTACTGTGATGAACATGCTAGCAACGCCAGCTGGGGCAAGTATGGCAAACAACAGACAGCTAAAGGTAAGCGTGTACACCACACAAGTCAGTGGAAGTATCAAATATCACCACATGTAAAAGAATTAGCTAACCATCTTTGTATTAATCACCTGTTAATGACTCCATCAATTGTGGTTAGAGGTGTGATTACTGAGCATATAGTGCCAGTTTCCAAAGGCGGAACAGAAAAGTACAGCAACCTGTCATGCTTCTGTAGTGAATGCGCAACCATCAAGACGTCTTGGGAGCGTAACAAGAGCGTTAATGAGGTGCTTAGACGCTATGGTCATACCGCTATCACTCTTCGTCAGGGGGAGGGGGTCTAAAATTGTTCAAAACAAAACGTTCCACCAGTACAGCCACCTAATTCAATTTTTACGCGTGAGAAATAAGAAAACTTTTTTGGAAAAGGTTTCGAGGTTAATTTGACAGCAGTTCGAGCAGCAGGTGGTGGAAGAAAAAAGAATGATGCGCTGTTATCAGTTGGTGATCCGACATTAACAAGAGTTGCCCCACCAGAACAATGCCGTGATGAAAATGCAATTAATCTTTGGAAAGCTCAAAGTAAAATAATGATTTCTCGAGGAACATTATCTCGTGAAGATTTGCCTATATTGGTTGCTTATTGCAACGCATGGTCATTGATGCTTGAAACTCAAGAAGATATGGCAAAAACCTTATATTCCTCAACGGCTGACGGTGGTGAAAAAGTTCACCCATCGGTAAATATTAACAAAATAGCGGTTGGTCAATTAAAAATGCTGGGTTCATTGTTAGGGCTAGATCCTTTATCACGTTCTAGAGTTGTAGGGGCTGGTTTAAGTGGCAAAGATGACGAAGGTGAAAACGAATTTAATGAATTTTAACCAATGGCTACTTACCCGAATGTCAACGCAGCAAATAAATACGCGCGTGAAGTAGTCGCAAAAAAAATACCCGCGTGTAAGTTAACGATACTTGCATGTAAACGTCATTTAGACGATTTAAAAAAAGAAAAACGGAAAAGCTACCCTTACCGGTTTGACCGTGATGCAGCTGAAAGAATATGTAAATTCATTCAACTCTTACCACACACCAAAGGTGAATGGTTAAGGCGAAAGCTTAGGATTACACTGGAGCCTTGGCAGCTTTTCTTTTTTGCTGTTGGTTTTGGTTGGTTAAAAAAATCTGATGGCACTCGCCGTTTTCGAGAACTGTATTTAAAGGTCCCTCGTAAAAACGGGAAGTCAGCAGTGGCTGCTGGAGTTGGCCTTTATGGTTTTTGTGCTGATAACGAATATGGCGCCGAAATATTTTGTGGTGCTACTAATGAAAAACAAGCTTGGGAGGTTTTCAAACCAGCCAAGTTGATGGTGTCAAAGTTACCAAACTTGCGAAAGCGATTTGGTATTGAAGTTAATGCCAAGAAGTTAGTTAAAACTGACGGTTCAGTTTTTGAACCTGTAATCGGCCAACCAGGTGATGGTGCTTCACCGCACATTGCAATTGTTGATGAGTATCATGAGCATCCTAGTGATGAGCAATACGATACATTCAACACAGGTATGGGCGCTCGTGAGCAACCAATGATGTTGGTTATCACAACGGCAGGAACCGACATTGATAGTCCTTGTTATGATCTTGAACAGCGTGTCATTGAAATGCTTCAAGGTTTTAAAGACGATACTTTATTTGGTTTAATATTTGGTATCGATGAGGGGGATGATTGGTCAGCGCCAGAAGCCTTAATCAAAGCAAATCCAAATTACGGTATATCAGTAAAAGCTGACTATTTGCTAAATCAGCAGCAAAAGGCAATATCAAGACCTCGCTTCACAAACCGGTTTAAAACAAAACATTTAAATATGTGGGTTTCTGCTAAAGAAGCTTATTTCAACATGGAAAAATGGAAAGCGTGTGAAGATAAAACATTAACAATAGATCAGTTTATTGGTGAAGATTGCGTTCAAGCATGCGATTTGGCTCGTAAGCTAGATATGAACTCAAAAGCTCGTATCTTCTGGAAAATGATTGATGGTAAAAAGCATTGGTATTGCATAGCTCCCCAGTTCTGGGTCCCTTATGACACAGCATTTGATAATGAAAATAAATCACTTGGCGAACGATACCAAAAATACATAAATCTTGATGTGCTAAGTGTTACCGACGGTGCTGAAATTGATTACCGTGAAATTCATCAGGATATATTAGCTAGCCATTTAGAAACACCAAGTATCAAAATACCACTTGATCCTCATGGTGCAACGAATCTTGGTCACCACCTTATGGATGATGGCCTTGAAGTTGTAACGGTAACCCAGAATTACACAAACTTAAGCGACCCAATGAAAGAACTTGAGGCCGCTATCAATAACGGGCGATTTCATCATGATGGTAATCCTGTCATGACTTGGAATATTTCAAATGTTGTTGGTAAAAACTTACCAGGCAATGACGATGTTGTTAGGCCTATTAAGCAAAAAGCAATTAACAAAATTGATGGTGCTGTCGCTTTATTGATGGCAATTGGTGAGGCCATGCTACAAGAGCGTGAACCTCAAGAAGAAGATTCTATTTATGATACGGGGGCAGTTGGATGCTAGCAGATGTTATTAGTGGCCTAATTGGCCTGATAGGTATTTTATTATTGTCTTACGGTGCGTTTTTGTTTGCTCCACCATTTGGGTTTATAACCTTAGGTACTGCATTGATTATGTTTTCATTTTTGTTTGCACGCGCAAGTGCACTTGATAATCAAAAAAAGAAGAAGTAGTTTATGTTTTTCTCAGGCCTTTTTGGTAATTCAGATGATAGTGCTAGTAACTTTAGAATGTTTGGGTCTTCACGAGCTAGTTATGCTAAATCAGGCGTAGTTGTTGATCCTAAAACGGCGCTAGGTTTATCGGCTTTAAGACGAGCAGTAACATTATTGGCAGAGTCAGTAGCGCAATTGCCGTGTGAAGTTTATGAGCGTGATGGCGATCAAAGGAAAAAAGCACTAGATCATCCTTTATATGATTTGTTGCATAATCAACCGAATAAAAAAGACTCTAGTTTTGAATACTTCGAAACAGCCCAAGGTTTTTTAGGGTTGAATGGTAATCATATAGCCTTAATTGAACGCGATAATAAGGCGAACATCACTGAATTAATCCCTATTCATCGTGACAAAGTTCAAATATTAAAGGGTCGTGATGGTTTACCTTATTACCATTTAATAGAAGAAAACAAAACGCTGCCAATGCGCATGGTCCACCATGTAAAAGCATTCTCAATGGATGGCTTTCAGGGACTGTCTCCTTTACAAACAAGCGCTGATAGTATCGGTTTAGCTATAGCCGTTGAAGAGCATGCATCGAAAGTTTTTTCAAATGGCACAACAATGTCAGGCGTTATTGAGCGTCCAGCCGTAGCAGGTGGTGTGCCGGTTAAGCCGATTACAACACAAGGTGGTATTGATAACGTAGTTAACTCTTTTGTAGGTAAACATGCCGGCATTCGTAATATGTTCAGTGTCGCTATGTTGCAAGAGGGCATGACCTATAAGCAAATGGCAATGGACAACGATAAAGCGCAACTTATCGAGTCACGAAAAATGTCAGTAGCTGATCTTTCACGCTTGTACGGCATCCCGTTATCAATGCTTAACGAAAGTGCGGGTGAGTCTTACAAATCAATAGAGCAACAGTCATTAAATTACGTAGTGTTTGGCTTAATGCCATGGCTTAAACGATGGGAATCTGCCATGCGCAGAGACTTGCTTCTACCCTCAGAGCGCAAAAAATATTTTATCGAGTTTAATGTTGCCGGCTTGATTCGTGGTGATATGAAATCTCGATATGATGCTTATGCTATTGGTCGACAGTGGGGTTGGTTATCGGTTAACGATATTAGGCGTTTAGAAAACTTACCACCTGTTAAAGGTGGTGATGTGTATTTAACTCCATTAAATATGATTGACTCAGAAAACCAAGAAATTCATAAAAACATTCAAGCAGCTTCACCTGAACGTATAGCAGAGGTTAAACAAATATTATGCCCAACCAATTAAGTCAAAAAATTATTAATTATTCACACATTGCCCAAATGGCATTTAATGTACCTTTGTTAGCAACAGCGCAACTTGCAGATGCAGTAACGTCATTCTTGCAGAACAAAATCGCTCGTTCTTCAATTGACCACATTGGTGGTGGTCAGGAAATGGCAGCAGGTAATGTTGACACTATTGAACTTGGAAGTCCTGAGCATGGTGAAAGTATAGCTGTTATTCCTGTTCATGGGATATTAGTACCTCGTCGTTTCTCAATTGAAGCGTGTGAAGAAATGATGAGTTATGAGCTGCTAAGAACTCAACTAACTAAAGCGCTTAATGATGATGGAATCAGTGAAATAGTTCTTGATGTCAATTCAGGTGGAGGCAATGCACAAGGCGCTTTTGAAATAGCTGAATTTATTTATCAGTCACGCAGCATTAAGCCCATTCGTTGCATTGTTAATTTTAATGCTTTTTCAGGCGCCTACTTAATTGCGGCCGCTTGTTCTGAGATAATCGTTTCAGATACTAGTGGTGTTGGTTCCATTGGCGTGTATACCAAGCGATTAGATTTAACACAGTACTATCAAGATCAAGGTGTAAAAATTCACTCTTTCTATCGTGGAGCCCGTAAAATTGATTTCCATCCGGACACAGAACTAAGTGAAGAAGAACGCAGTAATATTGAAAGCAACATGGAAAGTACCTATCAAAAATTTATTCATGCGGTAGCTAAATATAGAGGTATGACTGCAGAGGCTGTTATAGCAACAGAAGCAGATTGCTTTGAAGGACAAAAAGGCATAGAGCTCGGTTTAGCCGATCGGTTAGCAACCCCGCAAGATGCTATCAATCAAATTACTCAAAATGTATTGTCAAATCAAACGCCAATGGCACAGCAAAGTATTTCAATCCAAGCAGCGCACATGCGTATGCAATCACAGCTCTAGCCTCGCGGCAGAGTCAACCACCATAAGGTCGCATTTAGTGGCCTTTTTTTATACTTAAAATAAGGTAAACACCATGCTAAAACGCATTGAAGAACTACGCCGCGATCAGGCTATGATTGCTGAAAAAGTACAAGTGTTAGCGAACAAAGAACAAAAAGGTGAACAGTTAAGTTCTGATGAACTAGAACAGTTCACTAGTATGCAAGCTCAATTTGATGAATTAGGCGGTCAGATTTCACGCGCGGAACAGGCTGAAAAAATGTCTATTGCGACAGCTCAACCTGTTGCTAGCGCGGTAAGTGCTGCTATTCATGTTAAATCTTCACCAAAAGATTACCCTGGTTCAAAGCTAGCTCGCTTTGCTATGTCAATGGCAGCTGGTGAGAATGACTTAGCATTAGCAGAAAAATTTGCAGCTAATGAAATTGGTGATAATGATGTTGCGATGGCAATTTCTACAGCAAGCAGCTCAGGTGGAGCATTAGTTCCTGAAAATGTTGCTAGTGATATTATCGAATTATTACGACCAAAATCAGTTGTTCGCACACTTGGGGCACAGACTGTTCCACTAGTTAATGGAAACTTAACAATGCCACGACTAGCAAGTGGCGCTAACTCAAGCTATAAGGGTGAAAATGCACCGCAAAATGCTGAAAGCGCTTCGCTTGATGATGTGAAGTTAGCTGCTAAAACTCAAATGTCTATCGTTCCTATGTCCAATGAATTGATTGGTCAGGCAGGTGTTCGTGTAGAAGGTATTTTCTTGAACGATATGATTAATGCAATCTCTAACCGTCAAGATAAAGCTTTTTTACGTGATGATGGTACGAGTGATACTCCAACTGGCTTTAAAGCTACAGCTGTTGCTGGTGGCCGAGTGGTTGCTTGGAGTGGTACAGCAAACTTAGCCACTATTGATGCTTACCTTGATTCCTTGATTTTAGGTTTGATGCAATCAGACTCAAACATGATTATGTGTGGTTGGGCCCTATCTCCTCGTTCATTCATGAAACTGCAAGGTTTGCGCGATGGTAATAACAATAAAGTTTACCCTGAAATGGCTAACGGTTTCTTAAAAGGCTGGCCTATCAAACACACCACTAATATCCCTGTAAATCTTGGCGCAGGCACTAACGAATCAGAAATTTACTTCGCTGATTGGAATGATGTAATTATCGGTGAAACTGATGTTTATACTATTGATTTCAGCCGTGAAGCAACATACAACGATTCATCGGGTACGCTTGTTTCTGCATACTCGCGCAATCAATCAGTGTTGCGTGTTGTAACCGGTAATGACATTGGCTTCCGTCATTTAGAAGGCTTGCAGCTAGGTACTGAAGTTACCTGGTAAGTTTTATAAACCCTGATATTCATTTGATAGTTACATCACTTAGTTAAGCCTGGTGATGTAGCTAGGAGTAAAACCATGAACAAAAAAGAATTGATAGCGGCAATAGTTTTGTTAGCTGCAGCCTTAAATGTTGAGGTAGTTACAAAAGGCCTAGACGAAACAGCACTCAAGGTTCTTCATGACGAGCTGTCAGAAGAAAAAGAATCTAAGGATAAAGCCTTAGCTGAAAAAAACACTAAAAGCTCTCAGTTAAAACAAGAAAAAGTTGTGCTTAAGTTTGTTGCGCCTCACAAGCGCTATGCAAATGGTGATATTGCAGGATTTGATGCTGATGCAGCAAAAAGCATCTTAGCGCTAAAACCTGCGGTAGCAAAACCTTACCAAGAAGAAAAAGAACAGTAAGCGCTGTTAAATAGTCAAATGAAAAGCCGGTAATTGCTGGCTTTTCCACTAATTATAAAGGTTTTATCATGGCAATAGTTTCATTAGAAACTGCAAAAAATCAATTAAATGTTACTGAACATGACGATGATACACTTATCGAAACGTTTATTAGTGCTGCTATTGGCATGGTTGAACACGCTATTCAGCGTGACTTATACAAAACTCAAGCAGAAGCCCCTAATGATGCAGTTAACATCATTATTTTTGCTGATTTAAAGCAGTCAAAACAAGCAGCAATACAATCAGCGATCATGCTAGCCCTATCAACCTTATATGTTTATCGCGAATCAGATCTTGATGTCGATCTATCAGTGAACCCAGCTTTTAATGCTTGTTTATCTGGGTTTACTGAAGTGGTGGTTGGCTAGTGGCGCTAAAGTCTGGCGAGTTACGCAATAAAGTATCATTTTTGCAGCGAACCAATGTAGATGGTGATTACGGTAAAGAAGAGGCATGGTTACCACTTAAAACCGTACGCGCAAAAGTAACTCAACCAAGAACTGATGAAAGTGACAGTGATCACGGAAAAAGTCGCAAAGTTAAGTTAATAATTTTTATCCGTTATACAGCTAACGTCAGTGAAGACAATCGACTAACCTTTAATGGTGTTGAATTCGAGATTACTAGTTGTCGTGATGTGCTCGGTACCCGTAAAGAATTAATTATTGATGCAGAAAAAAGAAGTTAACGATGTTCTCATTAAACTTAAATAGTGAACTAAGCACATTACTGAAAGAATTAAACGAACTTGAAGACGTTATTCAAAGCAAAGTTGTTAGATCAGGTTTGGTTACTTTAAGTAAGCCACTAAAAAAATCTATGGCAGCAAATGCACCCAAAGACCAAGGGTACTTAGCGCAAAGCATCAATCATAAATCTTTAAATAAACGGCAAAAGTCACGATTAAATATAGCCGCAGTTGATGTGGCTATCATCGTTGGCCCGAACAAAAAAGTAAATGGCTTTAGTCAATCTAGGAAAGCAAACCTAGTTGAAAATGGCGTAAAAGCGCATGTTATCCAATCAAATAACAAACCATTAAAAATAGGCCGTACTGGTTATGCTTCGGGGAAAATAAAACACCCTGGCATAAAAGCCAACCCTTTTATGGCTAATGCATTACAAGAGAACGAAAGTAATTTACAAGGTTTGTTTTACAAAGGCATGGCTAAGTCACTTAATAGGATCAGAGCACAATGATTTTACAAAACATTATTAACCAATTGGCTTCTGCTACCGAATTTAAACAAGTAACCGAAGCAGGAAGCGCGTCAACAACGCCCCAAATCGACACTGAAGCTTTGTTAACAACCGTTCTATCTGCAGTAACTACTGATGTTTACTCGTTGAAGTTACCAGAAAACCCAAGTTATCCAAATATTGTTTACATGCTTGTTGGCGGAAAAAACCAATACTTTGAAAAACACTTATTAACTCAAGTCGATACATTTATTGTTTCGTTACGTGAAAAAGAGCTACAAAACCTTGCTGTTAAATCAAAAGAATTACTTACCAGTTTGGTCGATAGTAATTATGCAATTGAAATACTAGACAAACAAAAAGACCATGAGGCAGAACGAGACTGCTACCGCTTGGATTTGGAAATATCATTCTCGGTGCCAGCTACGGGCGTTAACGCAGAAACTCCCGCTTTACTGGTTTATTGTGTCGGGCAAAATGGCGAACAAAGTGATTACGACAATGTTATTAAGCAAAAAGTAAATAGCGCTTATGGCATAGCAATTTTAACAGCAGGTAATGATGTTGTTGAACTTCAAACCGTAGTTAGAAATAAGTTACTTGGGTTTCAACAAACGCCACAGCATTTTGAAATACAATTTGCTCGAGGTTCACCACTAGAAAGTGAGGGGGGCTTGAGGATTTGGCGAGAAATATATCAAGACTCCAGCATGATCAAACAAATCTCATAAACCACCAATCGGTGGTTTTTTTATACCTAAAAATCAATAAAGGTGAACTTATGAATACAGGCGGCAGCTTTGAAATTGTGGACGGTAAACGCGTCCTGAAACATAAAACAAATCAGCAACCAATCATGTTGCACAGTGAAAAAATAGCGGCAGCGAATCCTAAAACTCCTGCCAAAAATAAGAAAGCAGGAGAGAAATAATGAAATTTCGTGCAAAAACGCTTTTAGCGAAAATTGAAGCCACTTACGGTGTTGCGACTGTATTAACTGGCGCTGAAGCTATGTTAACCAAAAACCTAACAATCAATCCATATAGTGGTAATACCATTGGTCGAGATACAGATCGAGCTAGCTTAGGTAATACCGAACAAATTAACACCAATCCTTTTGTAGAAATTACATTTGATGTCGAATTAGCTGGTGCTAAAGCTGCAGGTACAGCCCCAGCTTACGGCTGTTTACTAAGAGCTTCAGGATTTAGTGAAACCATTAACGCTAGCGTAGATGTTGTTTATCAACCAGTAAGCTCTGGGTATGAATCAGTAACCCTTGCTTATTTACGAAAAAATAATGCCGGCACTAACCAAATTCACGAGGTTAAAGGTGCGCGTGGTTCAAGTTCTTTCAGCTTATCTAAAGAGGGCATCCCAACCATTAGCTTTAAGTTTATTGGCTTTTACAAGCGGCCCGAAGATGTTTCTGCTATTACAGCAGATCACACGGATTTTGCTGATCCATTGCCAATTTCTAATGCGCAAACCTCGTTAACAATTGGCGGATATAGCCCCATTGCTGAAAGTATCTCTTTTGATATGGCCAGTGATGTAAAAGCGCGAAACGTGATTAATCAAAATGAAGTGATCGTTTCTGACCGAAAACCAACAGGTACAACTAGCGTTCAAGCGCCAGATGTAAGCACTAAAGATTTCTTTGCAGAAGTTGAAAGTCACAATGGCATTACCTTGCAAGCATTGCAGCTTATTCACGGTACAACAGCAGGAAACATCGTTCAAATTGACGCCCCTAAAGTTCAGATGACCACAATTAGTGAGCAAGAAGGTGATGGTGAACTTCATTACAACCTCGGTTTGTCATTTATACCTGATACAGGTGATGACGAGTTCGTTCTAACGATTAAATAAAGTTTAAGTCGAGCAGCGTGTTTAGCCGTGCGCTGTTTGGCTACTTATTTTACTTACGGCTTATTCATTCATTCATTCATTTAATTTACTAACGGCGAGAAAATACCATGTCCTTTACAATAAAAGCAGTAACCAGCATTAAAGAAAAAATAATCATCGAAGTACCGGCCGATCTTGGCAGAACAAAGCGCTCGGAAATTGTTGTTGAGTATAAGAAATTACCCGTTTCTGAAACCAAAAAATTACTTGAAGATTCAGCTGCTGGTAATGCAAACGATGATGAAGTATTACGCGACAATATTATCAATATCGATGGCTTGCTTGATGAAGACAAAAACAAAGTGCCTTATGACAGCGAAACTTTAGATCTGTTGCTAGAAATGGAATATGTGCGCCGCCCATTAATTAAAAAGTTCATGGAAGTTATTGTTGGTCGAGAGGCATTAAAAGCAAAAAACTAATTGACCTCGGCAAGTATCTCGCTAGTGCAGGTGGCGGCGGAACTACCGAGCAAGACTTGCAGGATGACAAGGATGTCATTCAAATAAAGGGCGATGCCGAGGCTTTTTGGCAAAAGCAACAACACGCAGATAAGTTCGATTTATGGGATGAAAACACCCCAGCTTTTACTTTATTTCAACAATGTCAAACGCAATGGAATGTCAGCATGTCAGGCATTACCGGGCTTAATTACCCTGCTTTACAGTCAGTCATGGCGATGACCGCAATACCAATAGAAAAACAAACCCTACTTTTTGAGGAAATTCGTTTAATTGAAAGCGGGTTTTTATCAGCAATCAGCGAGCAACGGAAAAACAATGGCTAAAAACTATCAAGTGGGTTTGGTTATCAAAGGTAACGCTAAGGGCGGTGTTACTGCTATAAAAGCAACTAAAGATGAGTTAGCTAAACTTAACAGTAAGCAAAAACGTTTTCAATATGAAACTAAAAAATCAAATAACTCTATTGGGCAAATGGCCAGTAAATTTGGCTTGTTAAAGGCATCAGTTATCGGCGCTGTCGCATCTATTGCTAGTATTGCATCGGGCAAACAATTTATTGACGATTTTACACAACAAGAACAGGCTATATCTTTGCTTGACGCTTCCATTGCGTCCATGGGGAGAACAACTATAGGCTTGTCTTCTCAATTACAAAAATTAGCATCGCAAATACAAAAAGAAGGGATTATTGGCGATGAGGTGCTCATTAAAGGGCAATCGTTTTTAACCACATACAAAGATATTACCGACGAATTACTACCAAGAACTACTCGGGTGATGGCTGATTTAAGCGCCAAAATGGGGGGTGATTCAGTTCGAGCAGCTAATTTATTGGGTAAAGCATCTATGGGCTTAACAGGTGCGTTGTCTATTGCGGGTATATCGCTTTCTGATGCAACTAAAAAATCAAAAGATTTTGAATCAATATTAGGTGAAATTGAAGATCAAGTTGGTGGGACCAATAAAGCGTTGGGCTCAGCATCTACAGGTGGTTTTACGCAGTTTAGTAATGCCCTCGGTGATCTTAGAGAAAACCTAGGTGAAATACTTACTATTGCGCTGGGTGATCACTTCAGAGGATGGAGCCTAGAAATAGGCATCACAAAAGAAAACATTCAATCTTTCGGTAGCTCACTAAAAGTACTTGTTGCTTCATTGGCTACCATAGCAAAAATTGTCATGGTTGGCGGCGCCTTAGTCCTAGGCTTTAAAGGGATAACTATTGCGGTAACCATTGCGGCTGCTGCAAAAAGATTTTTAGCAATGAATGTATTGGCTACTTCAATGGCTTATACCGCTGGTGTTGGTCCGTTAGCATTGTTTTCAGCTAGCTTACAAGCATCAACCGCGGCAACATGGTCTGCCATAACTGCATTTGGTGTGTTAAAAACTGCCGCGCTAAGCTTATTCGCTGCTTTTGCTGGTTGGGAAATAGGCAGTCTTTTGCGTGAGCAATTTGTAGAGGTTCGCGTTGCTGGGCTTGCATTTGTCGGGGCTATGGAGACAGGGCTAGTTAATTTAACCTACGCTTTTTCAGCTGTAGCACCAAAAGTAAAACAAGTGTGGGGTGAATTAACCACATGGCTAAAAAACAAACTGGGTGCTCTTTACGGTTTAATTGGTGACGGTTTATCTAAAGTTGGCGCTGATGATATGGCGCAAGGTTATAAAAACTTCGCGGAAAGCTTAGCTGGTAGTAGTGACGCGGCAAAAACAGCAACCGCTGAATTGAAAGTGTTAGAGGAACAAAGGCAAGCCGATATTGAAGCAGTTGATAGAATAATTGTTAGTTTGATCAATCACGAATACGCGCAAGAGACAAACACCGCAGCAATTAATAAAAATACAGAGGCAAAAGCAAATAATAAGGGTGTCAAGTCTGGAGCAACACCAGAAGAGTTGACTTCAAATCAAAAGCTAATCGTTTCACTTGGCGAGCAAGTTCACATGCTTAACTTAACTGCCAACAAAAAACTTCTGCATGCTAACTTAAGTAAGTTATCTAAAGATGCCACGATTGGCGAAATCGCAGCCGTTACCGCGCTGACCGAAGCACAATATGAGCAACAGAAAAAAGGTGATTTAACAAAGCACGAAGATGATTTTTATAAAAATGCAATCGATGGTGTGAACGGATATGCCGAAGCCTGGGCCAGTGCCGGTAATGTAATTGTTGATACGTTTGGTAGTATCGGCCAGCAAATGGAAAAGCTTTTCACTAGCCAGGGGGCTTATACCAAAGCCATAGAAATCAATCATAAGAAACAACAGGCCGTTGGTGCTGATATAGGAAAGTTGAAAAAAGAAGAATATGCACTTAACCGTGCTAACGCTCAATCTGAAATAAACAGTTATGGCTCAATAGCAGGTGCTGCAGCGTCAATGTTTAATAAAAAATCAAAAGCAGCTAAAACATTTCATGCAATAGAACAAGTGATGGCTGTGGCTTCTTTGGCTATGTCCGTGCAAAAAATGGTGATGAGCACCACGGAAACAGGGGTTCATGTTGCCAACGAAACCACTAAGCAAAGTTCAAATGCGTTAACAGCTATTACATCAGCTTTTACAGCACCTTTCCCTGTTGGCTTTGTTGCGGGTGCTGCCATGATTGGTATTATGGCAAGCCTAATTGGTGGATCATTTGGTAGTTCAGGCTCTGCACCACCGACCTCTGCAGAACGACAAAAAACGCAAGGCACAGGCACTGTACTTGGTAGTGATGAAAAATCACAATCAATACTTAATGCTTATGAACGTATCGAAGCGCTTGAATTAGATCAATACGCTGAGCTACGTCAAATGAATGATAGCTTATACGACTTAAACAACAACATTACTCACTTGGCCACTAGCCTTGTTAGTAACTTTGGGCGGTTTAATGGCGAAAGTTATAGTGGTGAACTTGGCAGTAAAAGTACCACCTCTAAAATAGAAGAGTTGTTAATTGGTGGTGTTATTGGTCAATTTGCCAAAGCAATTGATCCAACGGGCATCGTAGGTAAAATTTTTAGCGGCTTTTCATCAAAGAAAAAATCATTGGTTGATTCGGGTATTAGTATTGTTAGTCAAACAATGGGTGACATCTTTGAGTCAGGTATTGTCCAAGCGCAAAGCTATTACGACATTAAAACCAAGAAAAAGAAATATTGGGGTGCGTCCTCTAAAACGAGTTATAACACAGAATTTGAAGATGTTGACGGTCAGTTACAGCATGAGTTAGCGCTAGTTTTCTCAAATATTGGTGATTCTATTAATAGCGCTGTTGATGTCCTTGGTCTTGATATCACTAAAAACCTCGATAACTTTGTCATTGATTTACCCAATATCAGCCTTAAAGACTTAAGCGGTGATGAAGTAAAAGCAGAGCTTGAAGCTATTTTTAGTAGTCAATCAGATTTAATGGCCACTTATCTGGTACCAGGTATTGTTACATTTCAGCAAGTCGGTGAAGGGCTATACGATACACTCATTCGCGTAGCTCAAGAGCAAGCAATTTTTAATAGTGCTATGGGAAATATTGGTAAAACGTTAGCCGATGTTTCGACTGAAATAAAGATTGGTATAACCCAAAACTTAGTTGAGTTGATGGGCGGCATTGAAAATTTTAGTGAATCAACCAATGCTTATTTTGCTGCGTTCTTTAGTGATGAAGAAAAATTCAACATATTACAAAAACAATTAATCTCACAATTTAAATCGTCTTCTGCAGTATTGCCTGAAACACGTAAAGAGTTTCGTGCGTTAGTTGATGCGTTAGATTTAACAACACAATCAGGTCAAAAAGCCTATGCCTCGTTAGTTAAGTTATCTCCACAACTAGACGAATATTATGCACAAATGGAAGGGCTAGAAAGTGATCGTCAAGAATTATTTGCTGGTATTTTATCGTCATTAGGTGATTCATTATCAAGCACCATTGGCGAATACCTTAATTTATTAAATAGCGAGGTTAATGCGCAAATACGTACTGAGCAACAGCGCATTAACGAAGTTAATCGAGGGTCTAAAAACGCGTATAAAGAGCAATTATCGGCAGTAAATGCATTACATAGTGCAAGTCAAACACTTAACACGTTAATGCAGTCATTATTGTTAAATGATTTATCAACGTTAAATCCACTCGCGAAATTTGATGAAGCACAAAGCCAGTTCGATGCATTGTTTACACGCGCTGAAAATGGTGATGTTGATGCAGCTAATAGCCTTGGAGGGGCGGCATCTACCTTATTAACACTAGGTAAAGAATTATTTGCTTCAAGTGCTACTTACAAAGATTTGTTTGTTGATGTAAATAATCAGCTATCAACGGTGGCTGATATTACCGGGGCTGCACTTGCCCCTACAGAGTCAGACGAGCTGACCAGTTCAGCACTATTAGAGCAGCTTAATGATTCGTTAATTGTTGAAGAAGCGGTTGACCAAAGTGAATTGCTTAGAAATATTTTAACGCAGTTACAAAGCGTTGCGTTTGCGACAGGTGAAGATGTAACAACTTTGGCTGAATCAATGGGTTTAGATCTAGAGCAGTTACCTGAAGGTATTCGAGCACAAATTGAAACTATTGGCTTAGCACTTGATGCAACAATGGCTGACATTACTTTTGCAGACTCCATTGATACCTTGGGCGATACGCTAGCTGCCAATTTTGCCTCGTCAATTGCAGGTATTGATACCACTGTTGATTTTACTTCGCTTATTCGGGCTGTTCATGATGCGAATGACTCGAGTAGTTTACGCAGAGCGTTAACGCATTTAGAAACGGCTGTTGGAACGGTTGGTGGTGATGTTAGGAATTCACTCGCGCCATGGTTTGGCAATAGCGCACTAGCAAACGACATAAAAAATAAATTGAATCAACTCGGTTTAGCCGAAGCTGCAAAACAAGATGCTTACATATCATCACTTGCAGGTCTTGAACTTAATTTGGATATCGAAATACCCATTAACGGGGTGTTGAATCCAAACTTAGACATAGATATTCCAGATATAGGTATCGGCTCTGGTGACGTATTATCTTCGTATGATAAAGGCACGCCATACGTACCACATGATCAGATAGCGCAAATACATCAAGGCGAAATTATCATGGACCCACAATCATCGGCTGCACTGCGTAAGTATGGCATCAATGTTAGTGGCTCAGGTGGCGATAATACTGCCGTTGTAGCAGAAATAAAAAATCTGAATAACAATATTGAACGTTTAATTATCGCCACTGAAAAAGTGGAACAAGCCGCTGATAGCAAAGAAGTTGTACGTGAGTTGAAAAATAATCGTTTAACGACTAAAACAAGGAAGTTTGGCTAATGACTATTTCAGACGAACAGTACAATACGTGGTTAAAACGTCGAAATGTACAACGTGATCTTCTCTTTATTGCCACGCATAGCGCAGGGACTGAATATTTCAGTTTATTGGGTAAAACGACTACGCCCAATGACACCCCTGCCAATACCGCTTTTGTGCAACGCTTTGTTGAATTTCCTAGCCTTATTATTGAGTCAATCAATGCTGACAAAGCCATTGGTGATATTAGCGTGGTGAATAACGGTATTGACCATTGGCAAGATTACAACTGGCAAAGCATTGACGTTTTTCTCGGTGACAGCAGCTGGTTAGTTGATGACTATCGTAAAATTATCAGTGTAGTGATTGATGATGTTAATGCCGGTGCTGATGTGTTTACTTTTATTACCCGAGATAAAAAAGCGTTATTAGAGGTTCCGGCCAATGATAATTACGTACTTGGCCAAGTAAACAATATTAGTCCGGAGTTAATTGACAGTACCCACCTCATTTATCGTTTTCACCCCGACAATACAGCGATTGTTGACGGGGTTCGTGATAATGGCGTGCCATTAGTTGTGGTGACCGATTATACCGTTAACAACAATGGTAGCTTTGCACTTATCTCAAGTGCAGCAGGTAAAATAACCTGTGATGCACATCATTTATCCATTAATAATACTGCAGAGGTTTGTCAATTTATTGCGGAGTTAGTGATAGGTAGTAGTGACATTGATACCGCGAATTTATTGGACTTCTCGACTAATGCTAACAATGCACCCTTGGGTATTTATTTAACAAAAGGTAGCGATTTATCGCAATGGATAACTGATATTGCCGCCAGTGTCGGCAGTATCTGGCGTTTCAATGCCCGGGGCTTATTTCAGCTTATTCGCTTTGAATTACCCAAAGCAAATAACGTAAAGATAACACCAGGTATTATCGCGTTAAATAGCGTTGATTTAGTGTCAAAAGAGCAACCTTATTTATCGGTTGAAATGCAATACCAATACAACTGGACCATTCAAGATGAATCACAGTTATCGGCAACATTGAGCGCCAGTGATAGGCAATATTATGCCAGCCAAGCTAAAACAGTTAAGGCTGATAACAGCGTGATATTAAATGGTGAATATCCCCTAGCGACCAAAGAAACTCGAACGAGTTATTTTGTCAATCAAAGTGATACTCAAAGCGAAGCACAGCGCATTGCTAACCAACGAAAGGTCATACGTAAGATTTATCGTTTAACGGCTTTTATTGCCCCGTTTAGCGTGTTGCTTTGTGATAGCGCTCATATAACTTATAACCGCTTTGGCTTTGATGAAGGTCTTAATGCAGTGATTATTTCCAGACAACAAAATACGGCCAATGGCTCAATGGAGTGTGAAGTATGGCTGTAACGGGCAATATAAAAATACTAGCAGAAAACCAATGGGATTTAGCCTCGCTCACATTGAACGATGGCACTGCAGTTGCTTCATTACCCTTAAGCAACACCCAATTTTACAGTAATGAAGAAATAGCCCGTATCGCGAGCACCAGTGCCACTATTGTCGCGAATCTTGATAAACGTTATCAAATAAGCACGTTTAATCTGTACCGACACAACCTGAGCAATACTGCCACCGTACAGGTTCAATATTATTCGGGTGAAAATGGTACGGGCGAATTGGTGTTAGATTCTGGCGTACTTAAAGCTATTCCTGCGAAATCATTAGGCGAATTAAACTGGCCATTAGATAAATTAGTGCCCAGTGCTTTTGATGATTGGCATTTACGTTTCACTTCCTATGATCATGATTATGTTATTGCTCGTTCCATCAAAATCACGATTGTCGATGCTGACAACGAGCAAGGCTATATTGACATCACACGTTTTTATGTGGGTAAAGCATTTAGGCCAGCCTATAACTTTAGCTATGGCGCAGGGCTGAGTTGGTTAAATAGTGATAATCAACAACGTAGTGCTGGAGGCGGTATGTTTGCTAGTGCATCAAGTGCATACAGGCAAATAGGTCTTTCATTAAATTACTTGCAGCCAAAAGATAGAAACGAACTAAGCCGTATACGTCGAATTGCGGGTAATAACAAAGATGTTTTTGTTTCTATGTACCCCAATAGAGGGGGCGCACTCGAAATAGAGCACACCATGGCGGGTATGTTCAGTGATACCAACGCGATTAATTCAACCTTCAATAACAATTTCACCCACAGCCTTACGCTGTTAGAGGTCTAAAATATGCCAAGCAAATTAGCAGTGCCCGGAAAGCGATTTTCACCCAATGACGTTGAAACTTACGTAGACGATTTAAATGAAGCGATGCAAGCGGTTGATGACTCAGTTAATGCATTTAACCAACAGGTTGACGCTATTGACTTGGCTGAGGAACAAGTTTTTATAGCAAAGCAGCATGCAGCTGCTGCTAGCAATGCAATCCCTATTATTGAAGGGCATGTTCCAACCAATGCTGACTTTGATCGCGCTCGCTTAAATGAATTAAATAACTTCCCCGTTTCAGGTCATTTAAATGTAGATAAAGCCACGGCTTTTGAATTTCGACAAGTCGCAGGGTGGGAAAATAAGTTCAAGTTAAAGGCCAATAAAACCCGTATTGACGGTGTTTGGCATGATTATGCGGATACGATGTTAACGACTTTTGATGCGCCAAACGGCTTGCAAAATAAAGATTTAGCCAGCGCTGATTTTACTGATTTATCCGCCGCGATTGTTGCAGGAGGTACTGATTTATCACAATCATACTTAACCCAGCGTGTCGTGCATTACATGCTTCAAGAAGATATTGTTGCTACCCCTGCGCAATCTATTGCATTTATTCAAGACCCAAAAAATAATTTTTATCATGAAAATGGCGTATTACGTCAACGGGTAATGACCTTTGAAAAAGCGCGCTTACTTGAAACGGTAGCACAAGAAACAGGCCAATTATACACTAATTCAGTTAATGCCATGACCTCACTAGGCTGGACATTAAGCGCCAATACATTGGGAGAGTTTGACAAAGACGGTAAAAAAGCCGTGGTTATCGGTATTTTGAACGGGCGAAATCAAGGCGCTTTTCATCCGAGTTTTCATGATCTTGGTTGTTCGTCATTTAGAACGACAACTAACGGTATCGGTATTACTAATCATGGAAATTGGGCACGCACAGGAGATGGGTATTTGCCGACATGTAAAGCTGACTGTATGTCGCCATTAGCTTCAGGTGATGAGGGTGTGGGATTTGCATCTTATACTGGCTCTGTTGCTGGTGGTTTTAATCAAGGTCGTGACGATAATAAATTCTACGATGCAATCTACTCATCAGACTTAGAAAGCTCAATGATGAATGTTAGACAATCATCTTATCAAGAAATACGAGAAAGCAATAAAAGAAAAGCAATGGCGGCGCAGATTGATGGTGTTGAAAGTGTACCTTTTACCAAAGTTGGTACAGTTACCCAAATAGGTAATTCGGTGTATTCTGGTGGGTTCACTAAACTGATAGGCGCAGGCCAAGACTGGCAGGGGTTTGGCGATTGGTCAGGCTATTTAGACTCTAGCGGGGATGGTGATATGGAAGGTTGTTATATCATCGGAAATGATGGCCAAGCATACCCGTTAGGCTCAATTAGAATGGGGACTAATGGGGCATCAGCAACATGTTATATAAGTAAAACTCAAAACAATGTGGTAAGCAAATTCCCTGCTGGGACTTATGATGTGGTCATTGCCAGATTTGACATTAATCCCCACAAACAAACCACCCCACATTGGACTAATATTGTTGGCAACTTTTCAAGAGTCTTAGCGCTGTTTACCACGGTAGGTTCAAAGTTTTATGGTGCTGACGGCATCTATGGACAATGGATTCCTAACAGACCAGATGGAACGCCGACGGTAAAAAACTTTAGCCGAAAAGGCTTTCAACCAGTCACAACCACAGAAAAAACCGATGATAATGGTTTGACGTGGATAAATACATCTTATTCAATTGACTCAATAACCAATGACTATAATGCAGGGCACCCATCAACCACGGTTGCTTTACATCATTATGAAACTAAAGCGCACTTTACTAAAGACGATGCAAGCCAAAAAGTGTTTGATGTCACTAAATATATCCGAATGAACCAGAGGCATTCTGTTGTAGAGGGGGCGCTATTGACAAGCTCGTTAATAGGTAAAGTGCCAACATACAACGGTAGTAGTGGCTATCACACTGAAAAAGCTATCACGACTTTATTAATTAATGCTAATGGCTTTCTTCAAGGTAACACTAGTCGGGCAGATATGGGCCAAAAACACGAACCATTTACCTTAACGGGTGATGATTCTCCCGCCTTAAAGATATTAGATTATTTATCTTCAAAAAATGGAGTTGCTTTATTTTCTATGGCGTTTAAAGAATTGATTTTTGATGTCGATTGGGGTGATAACAATGAAATTGAGATAGTCACAAGCGGCCAAGAGTCGTTTACTGACGACAACGGCAATACAGGTACTCGCGGCATGGCCTCTTTTGAAACCCAAGACTTTATCGTGGAGTACTAACAATGAACTTATCCTATTTTCAAACTAACAATGAAAGCGGTGAAACGGTCACTAAACAAAAACCTGAGTTTAAATCATTAGCCGATATTCAGCGCGTTATTGCACTAGGTAAGCCCAAAACGGTTATTGATAAATTTATCGACTTAGCGCTAGCCAGTGAGCAATGGCAATGGTTCGGTGAATACAATGAATACTTAGCCAACCTTGCTCAAGTTATCGCGTTTAATGCTAATTTACCTGTTATTAGTACCAACGAAAAAGGTGATGATGTTTTGGCCGAGCCAAAAGCCTTACCAGCTGAGCCAATACGCCCCGTATTATTAACAATTGAAGAATTTAAAGCCGCTAAAAAGGTTTTTTTTGATTCATACAACAAGAAGCAAGGCGTTAAAATAAACGGTTATCAAGTCAGTTTAAATAAAGATAATTCAGACGGCTTAGTCAGTATCAAAGCGGGTTATGAATTAGCGGGAGACGTTATATTCCCGACTAACTTCATTGCCGATAATGCCAGCGGTACGGTATCAATTAAGCTGAATAGTTTTGACGAATTCACTAGTTTTGCTTTGCAGTTTTTAGCCGCAAGAAATGCACTTTTTAATTAAGAGGTATATATGTTTATTCCATTATTGAAAATGTTAAAAAACCTAACGGGCTACTTATTTGTAGCCTTTTTTTTGTTTAGTCCTTTTGTGCCAGGTGGTAACTATATTGGTTATTTACTGGCTATTTTCTTTCTCATTCAATTGCCGCTTATCCGAAAATACGATTATTGCTTAAGTACCTGGTATGTCATTGATATTTTAGCGTGTCATTGTTGCCACGCGACAGGGCATAAAAGGTCCATTAGTGGATGGACGGGTCAGCACATGAAAGATAAAAAACGCTATTACTACCAAGCCAAGGTGATTGATTTTGCTTTTGGTAAAAATCATTGCTTGCGCGAATATCAAAAAGAAAAAGCAAAGGGGCATGTAGATGAAGATACAAAATCAGGGTGAGTGGACCTTTGAGATAAAACAAATATTTTGTCGAAAAACACCTGCGCATGGTGAAGAGTATTGCGCAAGTGCTGTCATTACCGTAACTGACGGTGAGCCACATTTAGAACTCTTATTAAACAAAAACACTGATGTTTTTAGCCGAAGCGACTATCGGGATTTTAACCGCTATTTAAAAAACCTTGGCTTCAAAAGTGCAAAGTTCAAACGAATTAAAAACAATAAATCCAGAGATGTTACTCATTTAGAGTAAACGAATAAATCTTTGAAAAATCGTGGTTATGTGCGTTAACCATAATCACTAAATTTATCAACAATAAAAAAGATAAACATGTCAAGTCAAATACTGGTAGGTAATCAAGTAGGAACTCTCGGAGAGATTTCTTTAATTGAAGACGATAACGTTTTATGGACTCATAACGAAACGCTAACAGCGTGGCTTGTTAAATTTCCTGATCGTGACATTAGTGAATACCATCGAAACTTTACGTTGATAAAAGTCACGGACAGAACCAAAGCTCAATTACTCTATCTTGGTGAAGCAATTGTTATTGATGAAAACCCAATAACAAATCGTTGGTTTTTTGTTGAACCGGATAAAACTAGCGAACAATGGCAAGAACTGTTCACTACTGGTGAAACAAGCAAAACGTTTGCTGAAATAGAGCCTTATTTACGAGAGTTTAGCTAATGCCTATTATTGAGATAATAAAAGTTTATGAAGATGGCACAGGCGCTTTTACATCAATAAAAACCGCCATCGATGCAAACAGGCAAGATTTACCCGCCAACGATAAGCAGCTTGTCTTTGAGTTGAGCGGGCAGCAAATTATTAGCGGGTCTTTTATTGACTTAGCACTTTATACAACCGACTTAACTCGAAATATAGTTATTCGTGCTAAAGCGGGAGAGAAAGCTAATGGTATAGCCGGTTATGGGGCAACTTATAACGGCGGCGGAACTTATGTACTAGTAGCGAGACATAAACACGTAGTTTTTGATGGTATTGAGCTTGCTGGAGGGCGAAGCATACATTCAGCTACGAATGTAACTGTGCAAAATTGCTTGGCTCACGATATCGATTCTTGGCTTTCAACAGATATAGGTGCTCAATATTACAATTGTATTTTGTATGATTGCGGTTTACCTAACGACTCAGGCTCAAACGGTGTTTACTTATTAAATGCTAAGATGCATCGATGTACATTAGTTGCAGATTTAGCGCATGGTGGTTATGGCGGTCAAATATTATCTAGATATAGTAAAGATATCTCTCCTGCGACGCAGACAATCCATGTAAACGAAAGCATTGGTGGTCACGACAATTACCACCCAGCTTACGGTACATTAAATGATTATAACGCTGATAGCGAAGGTAAAGCACCGGGTACGAACACGTTTACTGCGTCACTGGCTGATTTTGAAGATGCTGCAAATAAGAATTACAACTTATCAACGAGCTCTCCGCTTTACACTGGGGGACCAAGTGGAGAGCCAATTGGGGCAATATTAGCCAGTGCACCTGTTGTTATTCCTGCCGTAACGATTGATAGCGTAATAGCAGAGCAAATCGAACAAGGCCAAGTAAATTCGATCACCACGAATTGTTCAGTGCTTGGTGTTAATGCTGAGCAGCTCGAACAAGTTGCCCCGGTTACATTAACCTCAACCGTTTCAATTGCTGCCATTATTGCAGAGCAAATAGAGCAAGGCCAAACTCAGCAAATCACGGCTAATAATTCATTGTTTGGTGTTAATGCTGAGCAGCTCGAACACGTTGTCCCGGTTACATTAACCTCAACCGTTTCAATTGCTACCATTATTGCAGAGCAAATAGAGCAAGGACAAACTCATCCAATCACGGTTAATTATTCATTGTTTGGTGTTAATGCTGAGCAGCTTGAACAAATTCAGCCGATCACATTAACCTCAACTGTTTCAATTGCTACCATTAATGCAGAGCAAAAAGAGCAAGCTAGCCCGATAAGTTTAAGCGGTGCTAACGTAGTCATTTCGCTGATTGCAGAGCAAATAGAACAGGGGCAAGCTAATCAGGCCACTGTTAACTATTCATTGTTTAGTCTTAATGCTGCGCAGCTAGAACAAGCTGAGCCGGTAACATTAGCCTCTAGTATTTCAATTAACAGTGTAATGGGCGAGCAGTTAGAGCAAAGTACATTCATTGAACAAGAAAAAACACTTGCTCAAAGCTTATTACGAAGTAACCAAATTAGCCTGATAAAAACCACGTTCCACTATAAATTAATGAGGAACACTTCAACAATCACAACAATAAAAACCACTCCTACTTACTCAATACAAAAGGTATAAAAATGGCCACTTTTTTCAGTAGCACAAACAGTAAACGTTATGGACCACAACATTCAAAAGATAATGCCACCGATATTGTCGTGGTAAAAAACCCGGTAAAATCGGACGATTGGGCAACATTTCAATCAAAAATAATTGCCCAAGCAGCTATCACAGGTGCAGATATAAATATCACGGAAGTGGGTGATGATTTACAAGTGACGGTAAACGGAAAAACCGACATTGATCAATCCCAAACAACGTTGTTAGCAGATGATATTTGTATGGCTATTATTGATACGGCGGGTCAAGAAGTTAAATATTGTCTTGATGCCGTAGATAAGGTAATTACGAATGGCGATGGAGACACGATTGATCTACCACAAATAACCTTCTTTATTAGAGAGTTTAAGGCGGCATAATGGAGCTTAAATTTCGCAATAATAGCACCAACAGCGAAACCTTTGTTATCAAAAAAAGTAAAGCCTTGGCAGAAAACGCCAATGATTTTGCTGTTGCAGCAACGGAAAAAATTGAAAAAATTGAGCTCAAATCAGCCACGTTAACCCTGTCGACAAATAACGCGGAAATAACCATGAAAGATACGGTTGTTTATTTCGAGCGTCGGAGCTATCCTGCGACCGAATTTTGCATCACACCCTCGCAAGCTTCACTCAATAAAATAACAGAGAGAACATTGTTTGATCTCGTCGCTAATGATTCGCAATTCTTAGCGGAGGTTTACATAAGCGTGAAATAAAAAAAACGGGTATAAATATATATTTATACCCGTTTAATGTTCGGTTCGCTTTTATCTAATGACTGAGTAAGTGTAACCATAGTATCCCTCTTGGTTATTCTGTTGCATTAACTTCTTTGATTCTATCAATAAGCCATAGAATTCTATCTCGCCCCGCCTTTAGGTCCTCTAAACTTTCAGATAAATAAAAGGTATTTGCTAATTCATCATCGGTTAAATGGCCTAGTGAAGTTAGGGCTCGTTTCTCATTAATAGCTTTATGATCATTGGTTAATCGGTGCAGCTTTCGTGATAGCCACCTTAAATGTTCTTTCCCTGCTGTAAGCCAAGAAATAAAAAGCATATCTGATACGTTATGCACTAGTGCCGTCGCTATGACTTCACTAGGATAATGACCGTAAGCTATTTGCTTATCACCTTTGCTGTAATGCTCACCATGTGGGTCTGGTTCGTTATTCTCTCGCCACTTGGCAAACGGTGTTGATTCAGTCATTTTCGCTCCCTTGGGGTAATTGTGGTTAAAAATTGGCTTCATCATTGTAAGACTTAGCCCAAACTGCTTGTGCAAACTGTCGGCCTTGTTGTACTGCCCAAAAATGCTGCCAACGATACCATTTCAATACATGTGCATTCATAAAACCTCACTCGGGGTAATTGTGTTTAGTTATTCAGCTTCTTCAATATCTTCAAGTACGCAAGCTTTGACATAATCACAAGCTTCGTCACGATTCATTTCATTGTCAGCAATACAACAAGCCATTTCTTCAAGTAGTGCCAATGTCACTTCAAATTTCATGTTGTTTTCCTGTTGGGGTAATTGTGTTGCAAAAATTTAAGCTACTACCAGCTTTTCATCTAATTTTTGGAATAATTCCATGTAAAATAATTGCGAACTCATAGTAAAACCACTGTCACAAAAGACAAATTGCCAAGTATCAATTTTTTCGTTTAAATAATTAAAAAGTTGTTCGTAGTTCCAAAAAACAGAGAATTGAATAACAACCTCACCTTTATCAAATCGCCCCCAACTAACGTTAGCATCAAAGCCAATATCATCAGCAAAGGTTGATTGTTTGAATTCAACGGTAAAATTACCGTACTCTTCGACTATTTCTAAAAAGGCTTTCATTCCCTCTTTTTCTTTATCATCAGCCCATTCGGGCAATTGATTTTCCATGTTCATTCCTTATAAAATCGGGTTATTTGGTTGCATTAATAGTTATCAGGCCAAAGCGCTTCTATTTTTTTTCGTGTGTCTTCAGTGACATTACAAAGATAACAAGGCTTATAAAATCTTTTGCCTGACTCTATTAATTTTGGTAATTCGTTTAAGTGAATAAACGGGTTAGGTGATACAGAATGATAAAGACGCTCATAAAACGCTTTCGCTTCTTCTTCCGATGTATCATGAATAACGGCGCTCATAGCCTTATGCCTCCTAAATTCGGGCTATTCTGTTCAGTTTATGCAGCTATTCGCTGCTCGTTTGTGCCAATATTGGCGATGACTAAAGCTTGGGCTACTGGTGGGCAAACTGCGTTACCACATCGAGCCACTTGTTTAGCTTTTGATAATTTCTTGCCGTTACTGTCATGGCTAATTTGGTAATCTGACGGAAACCCCATAGCCGCAAATAATTCATCAGGATCAAATATTCTTAAGAAAATATCGACTATTTGATACCGCTCACCTTTAACCGTAACTATTGCAAAACGGTCTTTTGTGGTTATGGTGTCAATTGGTTCGTCAACACTCACAGCACCACCTGTGCCGTAATACTTAATAAGAAACGCTCTAACTTCCCCTAAATGATTTCCTCCGGCTGAAATGGTATGCAATGGCTCATTCATAGAATGACCAACGTTTGTACCTCTAAACTTAATTACACTGGCTGTTACTAAACCAAAGTGACCCCCTTTAACCTGTGCGCAAAGCGTTCTCATAGGTTCATTAGCATCAAAGTTTCTTTGGCTTGATGAATTAGCAAACTCAGTAATAAACGGAACTGCGGCATGTTCAGGTACAAAAAAAGGGTCGTCACAATTAACAACGTACTTTTCAATTCCTTTGAATATTCGTCTCAACGTATTTTCTACTAAAGGCTTTTTGGGCCTATCGAATATAGAGCGAATAGGTTTTGACCAATCTATGCACTCGGCAATAGTCCGATATGGTTTTAGTCCACTGCCTTTTTTACCATGAGTCGGTAAAGGCCAAGTGATAGGCTGGTTGTCATTTCTTGCTACTAAAAACAAGCGTTTTCTAGTGGTCGGCACTCCATAATCACAAGCCTTTAAAATTTTATGTTCAAGGTCATAACCTAAACCATGTTTAATTTTTTTATATAAAGCTAACTTATATCGGAGGTCATAATTAAACTTAAATAAAGCGTGGTAAACGTCTTTGTATGCCGGATTATTTTTTTCTAAACCAGTCGTTAACGCTTTAACAAAACCATTATAGGTTTCACCTTTTCTTTTATCACAAGGTTTGAAATTGCCTTTTTCATCTTTAACAACAGGCCCCCAAGTTAAAAATTCCTCAACATTTTCTAACATCATCATTCTAAGTGGCACTGATGCAGCCCAACGAACAGCAACCCAAGCTAAACCACGAATATTTTTATCAACCGGCTTACCGCCTTTAGCTTTTGAAAAATGCTTACAATCAGGTGAAAACCAAGCCAAACCAACAGGACGACCCGCGCAAGCTTCAACGGGGTCTACGTCCCATACAGATTCGCAATAATGCTTTGTTTTGGGATGGTTCAACCTGTGCATATTTATGGCATCAACATCATGATTAATGGCAATATCAACATGCCCGTCAATACCTGTACCAATGCCCGTACTTGCACCACCACCACCCGCAAAGTTATCAACTGTTATTTCACCTGGTAAAAGCATATTCAATAATCCTTATAAACTATTTGTAATAACGCAGTTCGCTGTCAGTACATCCGAAAACAATTTTCCGTCCAAATGTAAAAGCCCAGAATCGGCAGCAGGTAAGAACTTAAGCAAATTAGAATGTTTACTGTTCTTTGTTAAATTTCCAACCAACTTAGAATCACGCTTAACGTCATAATCAGTACTAAAATCTTTTAATGTGATTTCTATTGCTGGTTTCATTTTTGTTGCCTGTGAACTGTTCAACTAATTAATGTACGTACAATAATACATTAATATTTTAATGTGTCAATTAAAGTACGTACAAAAACTATATATTGCTATTATTTTTTGTCCGTACTAAAATTCGCAGGATGAAAGATGATAAAAAAAAGGTCGGTAGACCTGTGAAACCAATTAAAGCAAGTGCTCGCTGTGAGTTCAGGGTTTTACCCAGCAAGAAAGAACAGTATGAAGAAAAGGCCAAAGAAAAAGGCTTGAAGCTTGGTGCGTGGCTAAAAAGTTTAGCCGATGAAGCTTTAGAGAAAGAATAAACTATAATTAAAAGGTAGGGCTTTACGGGGTTCTATTTTCACAAATGCAACACTTCTCTACTGAACTGTTGCACCAATCAAAGCATACTCCCGATCACCTAAACCAACGAATGCGGCCTAGCGGATAGGTCAAACCCCAAAATGCAACACTTTGGGGTAGTCTGGTTAATCGTCACTTTTGCCACATTGGAGACATTACCACTTAACCTGTAGCAATAATTTGGATTAGATTATGTATCAATAACACTTCGAAATAAGTGGACTAAAATACCTCATTAACCTTCGTTCATTAGTAAATTAACCGATTCTATATTCGAAGCTATATCACCAATCTGAGTGATCATAAAAAGTAGATTATTCGCATTAAAGAAACTCAAAGAGGTTTCAAATTCTTCCCTATAAATAATTGAAGCTTTTCCATTCTCAACAAGTGCTAATAACCTACTAGCACTTGAATATTTTGATCCTGATTCATCTAACATACAAAAGTTTGCGCGTAGCAACATATCGCTTAAGAGCTGACCTTGCATGACCCTTATAGCTCGAGTTACAGTAATAAATTCACTTGTTTCATTTTTAGATATAAATTCTTGAGCAAAACAATCCAAGAATAAGTTCTGTGATAAGTGTTCATTTTCGAGTTTAATTATGCCAAGTTCAGAACGAACTAAGACAGAGTGCAAATATCCATATTCGGGATCATAGGCTTTTGATTTGTCGGGTTTTTCCGTGAACCTAATTTCTACAATGATATCTTGTGTTGCAGAGATAACATAATCATTGAAAATTATCTGGCTTACGCAATTGGAGAGCGACTCCATACTTGCTTTTCTTCCATTATTTTCAAATTGTTGTTTAGTCTGAATAATCCACCATTGCTGTAGCTCATTTAGCTTTAAACGTGAAGCTATTAGAAGAGGAAAATCAAAACTTCTAGCGTACGCTGAATATTTCTCTAAGAAGCTAGGACTTATTTTTTTGGTTTCACTATTTTCAGATGTCTTTACTTCTACAAACGCTAAAAGCTTACTTAGTTTTTTGTCGGGATCATATAGAGAGTCACTCATATTAAATGATGCAAGATAATCAGGAACTTTGTAACCATTATCTATTGATAAACCTTGATCTAATCCATTAATCGAATTACAGCGGTTCATAATTTTACATAGGAGTAAGAATTCATCCTCTAATAAAAGACCTTCAACTCTTCTTTTAGCTTCAGAGACTCCAAGCTCTCCGGAAAATTCTGTTAAATAATGTTCAAAATCATCATCAGATGTACAACCAATACTTATTGATTTTAATATCTTCAGCCTTTCAATTGTTGACAGTGCTTCAATTCCTTGCATTTGCTCACCCCTTTAACGAAGAAATAAACAAGGTTAACAGCTTCTTATGGATATTTCTCAGTAAAATGACAAGAAATAATGCATTAGAAAATATAGGGAAAAATAGTTAAAGTTAATGTCTCCAACGCGCACTAAGGAAACATTAGCACTAATAAAAGTTTGTGCCAAAACTTAAGACGCTTGGGGTAAAGAGGTTACTTCTTCTTGTTTACCAATTTAACAATTATGGCTGCTATGACTCCAGCCAGTAGAGCAAAGAATATAGTTGGATCTCCGTCCATGTCAGGTGACGGTTTTTGGGCTCCACCACCAGTACCACCAGCTCCTACGAAAAGGATTATATTATCAAGGGATTGTTCGTTATTCAT